AGATTTGACGCAGGTAAAAACGATGACCAAGTAGATGTTTTAAGTTTAATGGGCAGATTATTAGAAGACATGCAAGGAGCAGGGCAACTAAAAAACTGGGCACCTTCACGCCATATAAGGAGATTATCAAATGAAGCAAAGGGAGTCGCAGGTTGAATTGGATATCGAAGCAATTAGAGAAGATGCTGTTACATTTGACGGTCTGGATGATGCAATTATCGGAACTGGAGGCCAATACCCTAATGATGGCCTTGTGGTTTACAGTGCTAATCGTATTATGGACCTGCTAATGAAAGACATGAATGTAGACTATGAAGGGGCTTGTGAATGGTTTGACCACAATATCGCCTGCCTTTATGCAGGAGAAGGGACTCCGATCATTGTCTACGAATCCGAATCCTAAAATTATTGTAGAACTTGCAAACGGCACTCTGCAATGGATATATAAACAACAAATTGTCGATATAAAGCCGATGTCAGGGAAGAGAAATGGAGGCCCCGTTGTAGAGTTAAATAACGGTGCGACATACTATCTTAGCGAAGCAGAAACGCCTACACCGCTTTATGAATTTTGGCAGGGGGGATTTAATGAACACTTCAGTTAAAGTAAGAAAAAGAAAAGATCATGGATTAGTAGAGATAGATGAGGGTAATGGTTGGAATATATACACCCGTGTGTGGATGGGGATCATTCCTCCAAAGGGAAATGAAGCAGGGTATGCTTGTATAGTGGGAGAGGTTTACGATAATGATCCACGGCAAAAGCCCAGACCTAAAATCGTCTTAGATGAGGCTCAGGCGTTAGATCCTGAAGATTGGGACAAAGACACGGTTGGCAAGTATAAAGATTTATTCTACACAGAGATAGACGGTGTGGATATTGCCAAAGTAACAAACCCCACAATGCATGACCTGAGAATTGCCTCCGTTAGTTTAAAAGATTTATATCAGGTTGACATGGGGATAACCATTCCAAATCAACCTCCCTTTATGCAATTCCTTAGATCTACAGAGGGATTATGTGTGTATGACAGCAATATTGACCCCGTGGATTATAAGTCTTGGTTCCCTACATACACATCAAACGACCTTACCCTTGCCCTGATGGACACCCCTCCAATGGGAGATGACGAGGAATACGGTAAGCAGTTGGTAGAAACCTTACTGGCAAGAAACGAATTACAGATAAACGATCATTGTAAACTTTTTCAAAACTCTCATCTTGCACACCCCGTAAGGGCGGTAGCCTTAATTTGTGCGGCAATGCAGGTTTGGGACTACACATTCATGGTGAGAGATATAGAGGAGAGTGACGGGTATGAAGAAATGCTTGACGCTGATGATGCGGAAGAAATAAAAGCTGAATTAGCCGCAGAGGACTCGGTTAGGTTGTGGCAGGCAGGGATGGATACGGGGTTAAGTGATGAAGAGAAGAAAGTTATTGAAAGCTCTATTTTTAATTAGGGGGTTGACAGAGTTGAATATATTATTTAAGAATCTATTGCGGTGCTATCCCTCCTTAGCATCGCATGTAGGTAGTTTTGGGCCACGGCATCGCCTCAACCGTGGCTTTTTTTGTGTCCACGGGGGTGATGCCGCATTCCCGAGGGCAGGGGCATTTAAGATGATAGCAGAGTTGTTAAACATACTTGAAGAGTTAAAAAGGAAAACGGGCACAAAATAAAAATGGCAAAAACAAAAGACGATCATGCCGTTAATTGTAACGAGCGACTAAAGGACGGGGTAGCCGAGGCAGGGGAATGGGCTACGGAAGCACGTAGAGCTTGGTCGTATTACGCCAGTAGACAATTCCAAAACATGAGCGAAAACGAGCGTTTTCGTGTTATGCCTATAGTTGCGAATGTAATCAGGCGTGACATGGATCAGATGGTGAACCGTGTTTTAGAAGCACACCCTGTCATTAATCCTGTAGGGCGTTTTGGAAAAGACCATCAGTATGCAAAGATGATGGTAGACTTACTGCAATATACAAGAGACGCTGAAGAAAATTATCATAACGACCTTGAAGATGTAATACAGGACTTTTTCTTTACGGGAGAAGGAGTCTTGTTTGAAGGGTGGAATCAAGACTTAGAAGATGGTATGGGCCTCCCCGAAGCACGTTGGGTAGACCCTCGCTATGTAGTCTGGGACCCTGCGGCTCGGTCTTGGCAACGTGAGGATGCTGACTGGATAATACATTTTGAGCCCCGAAAAGTTGACTACATAAAAGAAGTTTACGGACTTGACCATGTAGAGTCTGATTACCCTGACTTCTTTCTTGACACTTCTGAGGATTCTCGCTTCAAAGAATACGGGAGAAGGGCAGGCGGTGGGTCTCAGGCAGGCACGATGGGGCAAAGCATTTCAAGTCCTGATGAGATGGCGTATGTAAAAACGATGTATGAAAAAATTTACAAGTTTGAAGTTCGCTATCAGCGTGACGATGGGGAGAATGCAACGATTACAGACTATGAAACTGGAGAAGATCGCAATATAACACAAGAAGACTTTGACACTCTTCCACCCGAAAGGCAAGCAGAGCTTACTAAGGTGAGGGTAAGAATAGCAGAGTTAATGGAGACAGTGGTTGTAAATGATACAACAGTTAGTAGGGAAAATAGTGTCTACTGCCAGACGAACGGTGGGCATAACCAATATCCGTTTGCTTTTTTCAGTTACGTTAGATTACGTGACCGATCTCATGCGAAAGGCGAGATCGACTATCTTGTAGGGATGCAAGACCTGATCAATCGAACATTAGCACGTTGGTTAGAGCAGATGATGATTGCAGGTTCAAACTATGTAGTATCCGAAAAAGGCAGTCTGCCCCGAGAAGATGAAGAAAAGTTAAAGAATATTGGACGCTATCCAATGCAGATATTCCGACCTTTCCCAAGCTTTTCAGGTCCTCGGGTTGAGGGAGGCCGTGCTACAGGGTCTGACCTTTTTCAGTCTGGTTATCAGCTTTTATCTTCAATTAAAGACAAAGTTAGTGGTGTTTATGATGTGCAGAGAGGGAGTATGCCTTATGCAACGTCTGGAATTGGTATTCAATCTTTGCAATCTGCCACAGACCTGCTTACCACAATGCCACGTAGACACTTGGAAAGTGGACTAAAAAGAGCAACTATGCTTCGTATGAGAAACATTTTACAGTTTATGCGAGGCAGTCGAGTCATGGAGATAACGGATCAGGAAAACAAAGAAGATAAAACCCTGTTCGTGGGTAATAGTATGGCTGAAATAGCCGCTGAGTATGGATTACAGCCTGCCGTTGACGAACAAACGGGAGTGCCTATGATAAGCCCCGAAACAGGGCAACCTTTAACTTTGGTGACTCCAGACGGAGAAGAAGCCGATACGATGGTGCTTAACGCTGACACAGTTAATCGTTTTGACTTGAAACGTGTAAGGCTTGAGTTGGATACAGAGAGAGACCGCTCAAGACAGGAACGTATGGAATTTGCTCAGATGATCTTGCAGGCAGTAGGACCTGCCTCCGCTTCATGGGCACTTGAACTGATGGATGCTCCGAACAAAGAGATGTTGTTGCAGGCAATGGAACAGGGAGATATGGGTCAGCAGTTAATGGGGCAGTTTGAAGAAGCCGCAAAGCAGATAGGTATGGACCCTCAAGAATTAATACAGACCATAATGCAACAATTACAAATGCAAGTGCAAGCATCTCAACAGCCCCAACAGGGGGCACCGCCCGAAGGGGCTCCACCCCAAGGTCCACCACCTGAAGGTGTTCCACCTCAAGGTCCACCAGAGCAAGGCATACCGCCACAGGGGCTTCCTCCAGAAGGTCCTCCAGTTCCACCTCAACAACCGATATAGGAGAAATTGAATGGCAGGCTACGGAGCAATGACCAGAATGAAAAAAAAGAAACCCGTTTCGGGGATGAAGACAAAAACAAGTGGGTATAAGTCTGTAGCTTCTGCCCCAAAAAACAAGGCTAAAACAAAAGTAAAGGCCAAGGCCAAGGCAAGAAGTTACGGTTATGGCAGAGGTCGATAGAGACTTCCAGAAGTACATGATAACGGCTCGTAGAAGAAAGAGGAGGGAATGAGCGATTTAAACGATAAGGTGTTGGCAGTAGATGCAAATCTGGAAAGTATGTATGAAGAAGAGCTTCCAGAGGCGGATACCACCTTTAAAAGGGCGATACAGGTAGTAGTACAAACATTACCCTATGACCTGACCCTTGACCCTACAATGTCAGATAAGGAATCTGAAAGCAGTAGGGATAG